TATTTAGCGGGATCATGTTTGATACAAAAAATACCATATTCATTATTATCAGTTTCGCTTATTGAAATTATTTTGAAGAGATTTGTATCTGTATTACTATTTGAATTTTCTATGATAAAAGGAGTTGATGGTATGATTTTGTTAAAATCTTTAAAATTATAATCAGTATCAATATAAACTCTATTTGTATTATTTTCAATTCTATCGATTTTTAATTCTATAACGTCATCACGGTTTAAAGATTCAAGATCCAAATCTGTGACAGTGCTTTGTGAATCAAGATCAGAAATAGTTTTATTCTGGCGATCAGCTATAAATTTAATAACCTGACCAGTAGAATTTAAATTCAATTTTCGATCAACTGTTATAAATTTACTAGTAGTGTTTATAGATGTTACTCTTCCCTGCAAAATAGAATCGTTTTTATTTTGATCTTCTATTTGAATTATATCGCTTGGTTTTAGAAGAATACCCTGTAAATCTGTAGAAAATGTTACTGTTTGATTTTCAAAACGATTTGTTGTCAAAAGCCATTGACCAATACGTCTTGCTTGATCTCTAGAAGTAATTCCAAATCCTAATATTTCTTTTGTGACTATTCCATATTGCTTTAATAAATAAGAATCTTCTACAATTTCAACTTGCTGATCATAATTATCATATTTATCTCTAAACATTACTTTCGCAACTGTATAATTACCATCTATACTTCCACTTGAATAAACAAAAGTACCATTTTTAACATTGCTATTATTAAATAAATATGAAACAGGTTTTTCAACATCAATAGTCGCTGTAATATAATTATTTTTATAATATGTTAAACCTCTAAATACAGAAGCTAAATCATTTAGAATTTTTAAACATTCTGTTTCATTATCAATTAAAATATTGCAAGAAAACCTTGGTTCTAAAGGATCTCTATAATATTGCGTTCTTGGCAAACATGAACCGACAACAGGGCCTACAAAAATATCATTGCTAAAACAGCTCTTATTAACAATTGTCGCCGCGAAATTATCTGCATCTTTTAAATGATTTGCGTACCATGATAATATATATGATTTTGCTCCAGATTCTGTATTATCTTTATTTTTAGCTATTCTTTGTTTCAACGAGAGATTGTTATCAATTGGAAAAACTTTTTCATTTGTAAAATCAGTTAATAATTTAGCGGCTCCAGAATTTTCAAAAGCTTTTCTAGGACCGAAATCATTCATCAACTGAATTCTAAAATAAGAACCTTGACCTTCTGGAACAATAATTTCTTTACCGTTTTCATCCATACCTATTTCATCAACTGCCCAAATAATTTTTTTGTAATTAGTGTCTATAGTACCATCATCGTTTTTTAAATCATAAAGATATATAATAGAATTATTATATCCTCCATTTTGATTTGCATATTTAGGATCTCCAACTATCGGAGGATATTGTTTTCTGAACTGATCTAATGTTCTTGCGGTCGCATCTGTTGATGTCTTCTTTATTAAAATATTATTGCGATTTTCATTACTGATTTGAAAATCATCAGGAGCATAAGCATTCGGAGTCGTGACTTTCACTAATTGATCGCAATATTTTGATATTTTATAAAGCTCCCATTTATTTAAATCTTTATCAAAAATCTTACCGTTACCAACACCATATCTACTATTAGTACATATATCATAAAAAATCCACGCTGGATTATCCGTCCATCTTAAAAAAGAATCAAATGTTCCATCCCAGTCACCGTCATATTCATGACATTCGAAATCATAATTTTTAGGTACTTTTATTTTCAACAATTTCAAATCAAAAGTTCTAGTTGGATCTTGATTAAAATGTCGTGAACTAACTGCTGATCTAACTATCGCAGAAAAAGGATAACCAAAATTACCCCTTGTGATGATTTTTTCAACTATTGCCGCAACGCTTAATTCTTTAAATATTGTACCATTAGTAGGTGGAATCTTGGCCGATATAGCAAATATTTTAAGAAAATAGGAATTTTTATTTACTGAGTCTAAATTTAAATTTATAGGTATATCTAAAGTGTAACCAGATTTAGAAACACCTGTTAAAGCCACAATAGTAAAAAAACGATCTGCACTATTCTCTTCGTTTATTTCAATACCAATAAAAACAGTATTTCTATTTACATTTCCATTGTCAGTATAAAATAACTGATCTGCTCTGATCTGAACACTTATCTGGTCACAGTATCTATTTACAATTTTATGATTAAATTCTTGGCAATTTGCCTTTGCCTCGTCCATTAATGTAACTAATTCATTTAATTTTTTAGAATAAGTTTTTGACATTCCTTTCTCAAAAGAACTTGGATTTTGAGATGGTATTTCAGAAACTATTACTGCTCCAGCTTCATTTACACTTTTAAAACTATAAACTCCATTAGGTTCAGGAACGTTTGCGGACGCTACTATAGCATTCTGATAAGATTCTGAATCGTTTAAATATAATTTTTGTGCATATCTATGAACAGTAGAAGGAGTCTCATAAGAATAATTATTAAACTCTTCTCCATATCTAATATCAAATCCTAAAGTTACAAAATTAAATTTATTTAACTTGTCATCAATTAATGGTACATTATTATAATAAACTCCTTTGCCTAAAATAATATTTTCTATCTGTTGATTATTTGTATCAGTAATGTATTTGAGCAGATTACCTTGTTTATCAACAAGACCTTCTATTGGTCCTTCACAAATCAAATCTGTACATATCAACCTTTCGTCGGATTGTATCTTTTTTTCAGCATCTTTATTAGCATAATCGAAAGCTATATTAATAGAATCAGAAACACCTTGTTGAACGAAAAATTTTTTATTTGGCATGTGAGTTAATTAATTTTAGTTGTTAAATTAGCACCATCAATCAAACCGGCGGCAGTATTTAATGCTCCCATATAAGCAGTATTTGCAGCTATCGGAGAAATTGAAATCAAATTTGAAATAACCGCGCTTCCTACTCTTAATCTGCCATAACCTATAGGAACAGGAATGTTTCTATTTAATACATTTCTAATTCCACCAAGGATGGTCGAATTAGTTTTAACATCTTTAGGAGCTTTTGGACTCAAAACTACTGCTAAAACTATGGATAATACTATTAATAAAATACCAATTACAACTAATGTTACTCCTCCCTGCACAACTGGCAATATTTCAACTTTAGTTCCATTTTCTAGCATTTTACTTTTTAATAAATGCGCTGGCATAATTTTTCCATCGATATAAACTACAAAATGACTAACAAACTTTTTAAAATCAGTAAAATATTTATTTACTTTTTGATTATTAGCTTCAATCGCTTCGAATATTTCATAAACAGAATCAACACTCAACTGCCAGTTCTTTCCAAGTTTTTTTCCAAGAATTCCATGTAATGTGATATCGATCATATAGATTTATAGTAAAAGCTATCATTATTTACACTATAGACTAACATATTTAAACAAAAGTATTTTTGATTTTCTAAGTCCCATTCAGAAAAGCCAATTAAATCAGAATGATCGGGATGACTATGAAATAAAATTATATCTTCTTCAAAAATACAATCTTTAGGGGATATTAGAAAATAATTTCTAGGATCAGGATGTATATTCTTACATTCTAAAAAAGTATCGTAGAAACCATTGTGTTTCTTTAAAAATCCGCATATTTCATTTTTAGAGTTTCTTGATCTATTTTGCAATATTTCAACTAGTTCATTTTTAACCGGGAAGTCTGTAATCATAACCTATAGTACCGGGAAAACCACCAAATGGTATGCTATTTTCTGAATCTTTAAATCTTAATGCACATCCATTAAGATTTTTAGAACATTTATCTTCTTTCCAAATATCTGTATACGAAAATGGATGTTGACCACTTGCTGACGCTCCGACACAAACAAAGAATTTCGAAGGCAATTCTAAATTACTTAATATAGCTTTTTCATTAAAATCATAATCTAATGATGGATCTATTTTAACAAAATCTCCTTGTGTATATGCTACTGTATTGTCATAATCTCCTTTATAAATCAAATCAGTTAATCCATATGATTCATAATTTGAAAAGACTGCTGCTTGGCTTTTAAGAAAAATTTTATTATTTTCATCAGCCATTGGAACGCCTAGATTACCATCATCATAACCAGTAAAATAATCTATGCTTGATTTTGTTTTGGTTGTTATGACTTGATATGAAATTGGTAATTTATATTTATATGCAAGATAACAACTAACTGCTTTTATTTCATCATTATTTAAAACTTTATTATAAACTATTATTTCATAAACAATAATTTCACTTTGTTGATTATTGCATAAATTAATACCAAAATTTTTAGGTTTTCCAGCAAATCCAGTTTTTTCAATTATTTGATTGCCGTCTCTATATAAAATTGTTTTATCTGATGTGGATTTTGGAACAACTGCCGCATAAGCTCTTGGAGTGTTTATATAAGGGCAAGAATAAATCGATTTCTCTGGTGTAACCCATCCATTTATATATAAACTGTCTTCATAATAATTGTAATAACCTAATAAAAAGTTATTACCAGAAGCAGCATCTGTTGTTAAACCTCTGCGTGGTACGCCGCCACCTGAACATAGTCCATCGTTAGATTTTTTTCTTTGAAAGACTTTATTAGTCATTTCGCTCACATAAAAAATTGTACAATCACTATTTGTACCAGTAGCAGAGAAATCTAAATTTATCTGCATAGTATCCCATAAATTCTGAGGCCAATTTTGCGTAAACAAAACCCCAGTTTGATTGTTTAATCTATTAGTATTGATTATTTTTTTAGGACTATTAGTTAAAGTAACAGTTGCAGAACCACCAGAAGTAGTCCAAGAAGTTAATTTATCAAAAATTAAATTAGTTGATTGGTCGGGATAATTTTTTACGCTAACTGTTCCAGAAAAAGTCATTCCAGCTTGATGAAACCAACCTACAAGATAAGATGTTAAATTTTTAGTTGAATTAACTGTTGGTAAATCTGTAAATTCAAAAGACCCAACTACCACTTTTGGACCAGAATATCCATTAATTTTACCATAATTACATCCACAACCTCTATATTGCCATTGACAACTATCATTATAAACTTTTCTATTAGGAACCGTCAAACCATCAATATCTAAAATATTTGCTAATACAAATTCAACTTTATCTTTTTGTTCATAATTCTTTTTTTGAATTATAAATCCATCGTTAGAAATAAATGAAGTAAAAGTATTCTGTCCTAATGGATTTTTGTCGGCTCCACCAAAATTAATATCATCTAAATCTTTAGCAAGAATCTTTTTACGAAAAAATCGACAACCTAGTAAATCATTTCTGTCTTTAATGAAATTAGTTATAAAATTATTAATGTTAGAAATAATTAATGTAGGTCTACTTTGCTTACCTTCAGAATTATATTCTAAATTTGATATTTCTGCTGGTATATAAATATATGTCTGACCTTTAAAAACAATATCTCTGTTTAAATTTTTTGAACCATGAAAGCGGAAGTATCCTTCATAGTCATTAATTTTTATTTCAAATAAATCTATTATTTCTGTATTTTTAAGTAAAAATAAGTCAGACATATTTATTATCGATTATTTAAAAAAAAATTCTAATTACGCTGAAGCACTAGTAAAAAACATGTTCAAAAAAGGGTGTGGTATTTTTGGAGCAAACAAAAGCGATTTTTCGTTATTGCTAATTTGTAGATCAGTTGTTTTCTTTAAAAATATATTTCTATAGTCATAAGTTAGAGCTTCTATTATTTTTTTAGAATTGC